TCAAAGTGTTTCTAAACTTTGATGGGTCAAATGCCTTAGTTGCCATAATGTCTCCTATCTAAAAAGCCTTTGTAAAGTCTGTAGACTTGTTTATTAAAAAACAAGCCTACAAACTTGTTTTTATTACTGTCCTTGACGTGCTCTAATCATTGCTAGAATGTCTTGGGCATTACCTGATGTTTCTGCAGGTGCTGCTGTCGCTGGTGCTTCAGCTGGTGCTGCTTCTGCTACTGGAGCAGGTGCTACTTCAGGTGTTGGTGCTGGTGCAGGTGTTGCTACTGGAGCAGTTCCTGATGTTGCAGTACCATTTGATGATGCTGTATTAGGATCACCTGTACGTGCAGCCATACCAGCTGGACGGAAGTATTGACCCCAACGATCAGGATCATATGCTTCGCCATCTACTGATGCTTCAAACATTTCTTGCATGACTTTAAGCTCAACTTCAGTTGGCTTTTTAGGAAGAAACTCTGACAAGTTAAACAATCCGTGTGTGTTAACTGCTGCCATCTCTGCATCGCCTAGTGGACGCTCTCTACGTGCCCAATTACTTGTGCCGTAATCTGCATAGCCACCTTTTGATGTTTTGTTAAGACGGAAATCAACACCACCAGTAAAGTCTGTTGGCAATTCTTCCATATCAGGATCAAGCAATGATTGCTTAATGATTTGGAAAATTTGTGGTCCAATAATGAACCTACGGATTGGGTTTTCCGGAGTAGAATCATCCGAAAGTGGATTGTCTACAACAAAGCCTTGGAAAAAGTAAGAACGATTCTTGCAGTACTTACGACCCATATCTTCTAGAGTTGGATCTTTAAACCAACCACGTACTTCGTTCAAAATTGAACACTGTTCGCCATACATTTCCATACATGGAATTTGTACTTGTACAGGACGTGAATCAGTTTCACCTTTTACACCTGCAAAAGGTAACTTAATCATTAGGCGTTCTGCCCAGAAAAAGTCATTGTTTGCATTGCCGTCAGGAAGGAAACGGAGTACTGCACTCTCGCCTTCTTTGATATTCCAAAACGGGTAAATGGCGTTATCGCCTGGTGTGTTAGAAGAACCACTTGTGCGGTTTTCTTGTTCTTTGAGCTTTGCTCGGATTTCTGCTAATGATGCCATAGTTTTTGCCTCCTATAATGTTGCCTATGTGCTGTGCCTTTTTGTGTAGCACAGTGTATATAATACACAATCCTACACCGCTTGTCAAGTCTTTTCTTTAAAAAACTTGAAAAAAATCATGGACTTTGTCCAAAAGTATTTAGCGTCTTATGCCTGCTAAACCTTTAATTCTGTCTAATTCTGCCTTTTCTGATGTTTGCTTCTCTGCAATTGACAGTTGTGCATTTGTAAATTGCTCGTATTTTGCATGTACTGCTTCAATAAACTTTTGGGCCATAGGAACACATTTGTTACCATAGTCTTTTTCTACTGCTGTTAGTACTGCTGTTTCGCCTTTTGGAAACTGTCCTGTTTGTCTGTCGTAGTATGATAGAATAAACTCGCCTAATGGTGTCTTTTGTTCTTCGTCGCCGTCTAACGACAATGCACCATCTTTACCTACAGTAACGTCAGTTTCAGATGCTTCCATATCACCAAAATCTAGTTTGGCTAAAAGTTGTGGATCTTTTGCTTTTATATATTTGTTTACTAATGGACGCACACACATGTCTGAATCTTTTTGTCCAATTTGTTTTAGCATGTCGTGTAGTCTAGGATCATCAATTAGACCGTGTAAACTTTCAATTGCATTAGTACCGTCTACGCCTGCTGGGAAATGATCGCCAACTAGTGCTTGTAACTTTTTAATTGCCATTGCTTGCTCTTCTTCGTCTTGACTAAAGACAGCATCGCCTTCTGCAATTTCGTATTTTTTAGTTACACCATTTAGTGCAGATTCAATTTCTTCACCATACTTTTGGAAGCCACCCGGTGGCAAACCTCTAGTTGCACCGTCTGGTCCTGAACCCATAAAGTAAGGCATTTTAATTTCCATGCCTGGGCGTATTTGTGATGGATCTTTAATTTCTGGATTTTCGTCCATAATTGCTTGTAACGCTTCGTCTCTACCGTGACCTTGGAAGTTAGCATCTTTAAACTTCATATAGATACTGTAAAGAGTATCACCTTGTTGTACTGTATATGTTTCTGCTGGTAGACCAACTTCTACATCGTCAACAGGACTACCTTCGCTAAAGTCTTCTGGATTTAATTCTTGTGTTTCTAATACATTGTACAAGTATGGGAAAACATCTTGTAATTCTTCTTTAAAACTTTTTACTGTAAGTGCTTCAACCCATTCTGATCTAACGTCTTCTGGAACTTCAGAAATTTCACGTGTCTTAAATGATTCAAATGCTTCGTTATAGTAAGATTGTTTTTGTAGTTGATCTACAGATTTTTTAATTTGCTCAATACGCTCAACAACACGATCTGTTATGTTGCCCATTGCTTCTGACATTGTTTCAGAACGAGAAACATAATTTTTAAACTTTCTTAAATGACCTAGTTCCTTGCTCATTTCAACAATATGATTACCAAATGCATCGTATGGTGTACCACCGTTAGCGATATGACGACCTAAAGCTCTTGCTCCGTTCAAGTGCTTAACAGGATATTTAAATCTTTCGCCTTGTGGACTTTCAATGAATATACTTTCAATATGCATTGATCTACCGCCAGGTAGTTCTGAGTTAACTGGCTTAGAATGCTTTACTAATAGTTTAGCACCATCTAAGTCTTGGTAGCTCGTACGAGGCGTACCATAAAGTTTTGATTCGGTCATGTTGTTATCTCCGGAGTTTTTCGCAAGGAATTGATAATCTCTTTTATCTAAGTTTGACTTTGTAATATCTCTAGTATCAAAGTTTAGCATACGTTTTTTACTAAACATTCTAAGTTCTCTAAGAAAATTGTACCAATCTTTTTGTACTTCGTCATTTTCTTCACTTACAAATTCTGTGCTATAATAAACTACAAGTCCGTCGTCTTCGCTTAGACTAACATTAACATGTCCAAGTGTTTCTGATCCTGACTTGTATTCAAAGTCAATAAAACGTGCTAACGCTGGATCGTTAGTCACTTTACCTGCATCGTCGCCCATAGTTACACTTGAGTAACGGCTACGTATTTTATTAAAAAGGTCTTCTGCTATATCGTTTAAGTTTATCATAGTATAGTATTTATCAATAGTTGCTTATAAAGATAGGCATTGGTGCTTCGAAGTCATCATCAACTTCAATACCAACTGCTCCACCCCATTGTGCGTATACACGCTGATCCCATTCTGCTAACACTTGCATCATTCTAATTGCAAGTAATGTTGCACTAACTAAGTCGTCATGCATTCCTGATTTTGCTTTAAAACTTGTTGCTTGTGCAATATATCCTTTAAGTTCTGATATTAAAGGTTTAGAATTTATATGAAGTTTGTTTTGTTCTATTAGAACTTTTAATCTACTACATGCACTAATTTTTGTTTTGTATGTAGTATTAAATCCTTTGCGGAACTTGCGTACATGTCCTTTGCGGATAGGTTCACTTAATAACAATCCTGGAATATTCTCTTCACCTAAATCTTTAATTACTAATAGTGCTGCTTCACCAATTGAATTATTTTCAACACTCCAATATACATTTTCAGTTCCACAAGTATCTGCAATATATCTGTTGATTTCTCTTACTACTTTTATTTGATCAGGTATAGCTGTTTGATTGTGCTGCCATTCAGCTACTTGTTTAAATGTAGGTAATTCAAACACTTGTATTGCAGCATAGTCGCCGCCTGTACCCATTGCAGGATCTAATGCTACAATGTATATTCCGTCTTTGCGTATTTTTGTGTAAAAACGTGTTTGACCCATTTTCATTATAGGATCTATACCTTCCATATTAGCAAGTGTAATACTGTTAATAAGTGTTTCGTCAAATACTAAGAATTCACAACCGTATTCACGGCGGAACTTTTCTTCACCAATACGTCCAATTTCTGCCTCCATCCATTCATCGTCTCGATCTGGATGTTCTTGCCATTCAGCTCTAAACGCATGAAACCCATTAACGCCTATGTCTGTTTCATTGCCGTGACTATCAAATTTTTGTTCTGCTTGTTTCCAAATAGTAGCAAATGTATCTTCGTCTGAGTTTGGTGTACTTGTAATAATAGCACGACCACCTGTTGCTAGTGTAGGTGATATTGAAGTCCAAAACTCTTCTGCAATATTAGGTTGCACAAACGCAAACTCGTCACAGTATAGTAATGATATGGACATACCACGTCCTGTGTTGCCTGTTGTTGTTTGACTTACAATACGGCTTCCGTTATCAAATTCTATGCTACCTTTGTTGTATGAAATAACACCTGCACGTATATGATCAGGACAAGTTTCGTACACATAACGTATACGTTGCATAATTTCTTGAGCACCTGTGTATTTGTGTGCAGCAATAAGAATTGTTTGATCTGGATGAAACATTGCATACCAAGTAAGATATATAGCAGCACAAGTAGTTTTGCCTGTTTGGCGTGGCATCATGTTAATATTAAAACGATAACTGTGATATGAGTGCAGTAACCTTAATTGATATTCGTAAGGATCAAACAGTAGTTTACCTTTTACAGGATGCTGTATGTATGCAAAGTGTTTTGCAAAATGTAAGTATCCTTCGTTAGGATCCATACATTGAACCATGTCCTGTAATTGATCTTCGGTATATGTTTCTCTTTTATTGGCTTTTTTAGTTAATACGCCGTCTAACGATTTGCTCATACATGTATTTACTCAAAAAAATAGGGCCCGTAGGCCCTATTGAATATTTAGAATTTTTTAGAATTTTTATTTGTCGTCGTCTTCGTCGTCTTCAGCATGATCGTCTTTGCCTGGTTTTTTGTCTGCCCAGTCTGGAACGCCATCGCCGTCAGCATCTGGCTTTTTCTTTTCATTGGTTAGTTTCTTAGCTTCTAGTGCAAGCTCAAGTGCTTGTCTAATGCTTTCAACTGCCATTGGGTTATCGCCATCTTGTGCTTTGGCAAACTGCTGTTTACGCTTGTGAATGTCATCGCCTGAAGCCATTTGATCATTCATGCTGTGATATTCTTCTTCTGGCTCGTTTTCATAATCTTCTTCAACTTCGTCGTCCATGCCGTCCATTGCAAGTAGCTGACGCTTCATCATATCACGATCGCCACCGCATGGTCCTGCTGGTCCATGATCGCCACCGCATGCTTTACATGGCATTGGGCCTACTACTTCACCTTCGTCACCATCTGGTTCCATGTGAGGTAGTTCACTAGTTGAACCGTCGTTATGAACAACGCCGCCTAGTTGCATTACTCTTAATAGTTCACCTACTTCAGATGCTGTTTCTGCATTAGCACTGATATTTAGGCTTGCTTCTGTTATTACTGAAGTGCTTTTTACACTTCCTTCGATTTGATCCATTGCTGCGATCATGTCTTTCATTGTAGTCATTATTTTGCCTCCGGTGCTTTTTGAACACTGTCAATTGGATCATGATCACGCTCTTTACGAGCAACTTCTAGTTCTTTCAATAGATCCATTACTCTGCTAGATCCAACTGAGTCTTGAGCACTTTCTGCTGCCATTTCTTCAGTTCCGAGCATTGCTTCGTATTCGGTCTCTTCTTTAGTAGTTTGATAGTCTTCTTGTGGTTCATTTGGGTTACGAACAATTAAATGTGAAGTTGGAATTTTGCAAGTTTCTCTTAGGTAGTCTTGTAGTTGATGTGATGTAACAGGATATTCTAGTTCAACATCCCATGTGTGTACTTCACAATTTGTTAACTGTGGAAAATCTAATGGACGCTCAACAATTGGTGTTTTAGCAGCATTAGACATATTTACTACACTGTATTTTTTAAGAGCAGACTCTAAACGATCTTCACATGCTTCTGGAAGTTCGCCTGCAACTCTTACCTTAAATGTATAAGTCTTTTTTGACTCTGTAAGAAAATCTGTAAACTTTTTCATTCTATTCGTTCCCAACTATATAATGTTATTTATCAATATTACGTAGTTTCTCCATTAAACTATTACGGTCTGTTACGACTGTTCCTTGCCCAATTATTGAGTCTCCGTCGGAACTTTCGTCTTGATCTAATTTTTGTTTTTTGAGTTGTAATTCGATCATTTTTAATTTTTTATCTAATTTAGCAGTTTTTGCATCTAAACTAGTCTTTAGCATATTACCTGCAACTTCAAAAACTCTACCACTATAACGACTTTCAACGTTCATACCTAGATCCATTAAATCTTCATATGTTTGTAATGCACGTTGAGCAATGTCGTCAAGTTCTGAATCTGCTTTTTCGCCTAATCCTTTTACACTAGGCAATGCTGCTGCAATTTTATCAAACTCAGCAATATCACGAAATGTTTCTTCTATATCCTCTTTTACTGCTGGAGGTGGCACAGAAGCATCTTCTTGATTTTCTGGTAAATTTAATAGTTCTTCTAGTTTTTTAGTCATTGTATTATACCATTATATGCTATTATTATTTATCGTCTTTTGCCGTTGTGGAAAATATCTTGTTCGGTAATAACACGAAAATATATGTTATGTTGTTTACACCAAGCTCTTGCTGCTTCCCACTTGGCTTGGTTTACGACCCAGTGTGCTTGGTTTGCTTTTGATCTTCCAAGTTTTCTTCTGTCTGTGTGATTTTCAGGTTTTACTTCTACAAGTTCAACACGTTGTTTTCCGTTCCTATCACTGTATGCAATAAAAAAATCTGGAACATATATTGTATATTTTCCAGTTAGTGGATGTCTATACGGAATTTTAATCGATTCACTTGCCCATTGTTTTACATTTGGGTTTTCATCGCAAAAACGCATCATTGCCCATTCCCAACTTGATCTATAAGTAGGAGTTCTACCTCCTGCATATTTCTCTGGGTTCTTCAGTGTGTATTTTCCTTGGGCGAACCTAGACATAACATCTCCGTTATAGCAGTATGTTTCTGCTATCTAGACTTTTTATTTCATTAGTAATATTTCTATTACCAATAACGCTAGTTACGGGTCTGTTCAAATTAACAACTTCTGCAACTACTGCACTTATTTGTACATCTTCAAGACCTTTAAGTGTATCTAGCACTTCAAATACGGGAACGTTTTCTAATTTAGCTTGTTGTAATATAACAGTAGCAACACTTACTGCTGGCTTTAAATCAAATCCACGCTTAGTAAAGAAGTTAACTACAGCATCAATTTCAGCTGCTGGATAAGATAATTCAGCAGTATAGTATCTGTTAAAAAATGTTTTTGTTTCTGTGTGTACTGTTGGATTTGTTTCTAGGTTAGTTTTAACTGTCATCTTGATCTCAACTCTTGTTTTATAGTTTGTACAGCAATATCTCTAAATGTTTGTTTAGAGTTTTCACTTAGTGCATCATATGATGCTTTAATAAGATTTATGTCAGCAACACCATATTCATTTATATATTCGGTTTTATAAACTGTTGAGACAGTAAAGTCGTCTAATTTTTTAATGCTTGATGTAATAGCAAGTACTTGTTCCGATACATTATTGCCTACAGTAGAACCGCTGTTTGCTGATAGGTTAGTATTAACAGTCGCTTCAATTGGAGCTTCTATAGATGCTGTAGGGAAGGTTGTATCAGTTAATCCTGATACACTAACATTTGTTTCTAAGCCTCTTGTTAATATTCCTGCTGCTTCTGATCTAACACCCGAACTATTTAACTGTTTAAAGTTTTTTACAGTATTAGCACCTGTAACAACTGCTTCTATAAATCCACCTACAGACGTAAACGCTCTGCCAGTGCCAATTAGATCAAAAATATTTGCAACGCCTTCAACTACGCCTCCAGCACCAAATAATGTAGCACTGCCACCGCCAGCTGGAGTAATTGGACTAAACTGTTTGTCATAGTGTCTTTCGGCAAAACCTGCAGGAGTATCTGGTTTAACTGTACCTGGATTATGATAAAGCACTGCTTCATATGATACTGACATTTGGCTTTCAGCTGTTTCACCACCTGCACTTGAATTAACATCTGAATGACTCCAGCTGTTAATTACAGGATTAATCAAAGTATAGGTAAAGTGTCTATGTCTTGACAGTTGACTTATTTGAATACTTGTAAAGAAACGTTTTTTGCTTCCTGCATTATTATAGTCTAAACCATATGCACCAGTATATTGTTCAAACGGATTTAAACTAAATGCACTGTTAAATCCTTGCGGATTACCTGATGTATCTTCACTAAATCCTACACCTTGATAGTTTCCATCAGCAAACATGTATTTGTAGTATGCTTTCCACATGTCTGTTGTTGTGTTATTGTTATCATCATGAAATGCTATGTTGACAGGATCGTAATTGATTTTAGTAGTTACAATTCTTTTTCTATTGTACTGGTTAACTACACTTGTTTCCATATTAAACTTGGGTAGTTCAGCACTCTTAACAAGCATGTTAAGTTCTACTTTATCGTATCCTGCACCAAGTGTTTTAACAGCCGGATTAATGTTGAATACAACATGATATAGGAATTTAGTTTTTGGAGCCAGACGGAAATAGTCGTCTGTAAAGAGTCTAGCTGCGTGTTGAAAATCCCCAAGATTACCTTTTGGGTTAAGAACACCACCTAAAACATTGTCAAGAAATCCGTTAAGTTTATTTGCCATAATAATATTTATCCTTTATATTATATGGGTATAAAATAGAAAAAAGGGGACCATAAAGATCCCCTTGAATACATCAACTCTTTTCTATTTCTTAGACGCCGCCGCCAGTTACTAGTGTACCTAGTGAACGTCCGACAGTTGAACCAATACCAGTACCTTGTGGTGACTGGATTGCGTTGTCGTAACGTACAGCAAGTGTAACTGTTACTGGTTCGTTAGCTGAGTAACTTAGCTGGTTGTAGTTTGCGTTTTCAACGTAGCAACCATATAGTTCAAATGTTTCTAATACTTGTGGAACATTTGCACCGTTACCACCATCTAGTATTTCAATACGTGTTGTGAACTTGTAATCAATACCTGATGCTGCACTTGACTGCTCGTAGAAGTCAAATTGTTTCTGTAGTTGTTCGCCAACTAGTTTTTGAACGTTGTTGTTTACATCTTCACGCAAGTTAATTGTGATTGGTTCCCAACTATGCTTACCTGCTAGGTAAACACGTGAGTTGTAAACATCAAGTGTCATTTGTTCAAAACCAACAGTTGGACGAGTTACGTCTACAACTTGTTTTGTTAATTCTGTTGTTGGTGTTGACACGCCAAAGTTTTCTAAAGTAAGGCGGAAGCGATACTGTAGCTTTGGCATGAGCAGACCTTGGTTACTAGCAGAATCACTGCTAGCCAAAGGTACTGTAAATTTTGAAAGAGTTGATATAGCCATTTAAATTTGCTCCTGTTTTCTTATAAGTATTTATCTTATCCTAAGCTCGCAATTTCACCGGTATTTTTCAAACGTAGCGGAATGTAAATAAATTCTACTGCTTTTACTGGTTCAATAGCAATATCTACAAAAAGCTGGTTACGGTCAATTCTGCTTGGTGTGTTGTTTGACTCGTCACATACAACTAAGAAGTCATATAGTGCTCTTTGTCCAACTAGTTCAAGCATCAAACTCTCAACCTGTTGTTTGATCTCATCACGTGTGATCTTATCGTTTGGTTCAAAGATATAAGGCTTAGCAAGAGCATTTAGCTGTCTACGTAAGTATACAACAAGTCTTGCAACGTTAATTCTATCTAGTGCAGAAGCATTTCTTGCACGAGTCTTTTGACCCATACATACAACACCGCTACCTGTAATAAATGTAACTGGGTTAACATTTACATTGTATAGAACATTACGCTGACCTTCGTTTAGAGCGATTGTTCTAAATTCGCCTTCAGCATCTACATAACCAACTGCACTTGCATTAGTTACGCCACCACGTCTTGTACCTGCTGGTGCAAACCATGGATAAGCAACTTGGTCACTTAGTGCAATAGTTCTTAGCATCATATGTGAAGCTGGAACAACAATATTGTTACCAAAGTTATCACTTGTAATACCACTTGGGTAGTAAACACCTAGGTATTCATCTGAAGTAACAAGACCTGAGTCACTGTCTTCAAATGCACCTTCTACGTTGTTACCCCAGTTGTTTAGTGATGTACCACTTGAGTTAAGTCTAAATGGAGTGTCACCAACAACAAATGCTGTTAAGCCTCTGTCTACGTTTAGTGAAACCATTTCGCCAATTAGCTCTGGGTAACCTGGGCAAGAAATTAGGTTGTAGTTTAGACCTTCTTCATCACGCATACGTTCGTTGCTGTTAACTAGAGCTTGTAGTGCTCTTACAACAACTTTACGCTGTGCTTTACGTCCAAACGCACCTGAACCGTCTTCGTTGTTTGTTGAAACTGTTACCCAACGATGTGGATAGTAGTTACTCATTGAACTACCGTCATCTGTACCGCGTTGATTTTCTTCTGTTAGTGGAACATAGTTACGACGGAATTCTTTTACGTTAAATCCGCTTCTACGTGTGTTCCATAGTAGCATACCACGTGGGTAAAGTGCTGGATCTGGAGCATCGTGATCTAAGTAGCTGCTTAGTAGTAGCTCTTCAATTGATGCTTGATCTAATCCTGTTGAATTACCACCTGATACGCCCCAACGTGCATCAGCAAATAGGATACCGTCTTCAGTTGTTTGGTCTGTGTTATCTAGTAAGAACCAAGTACCTGCTTGAGTATAACGATATACTTGTGGGTAGTTTTCTAAGTCTGCTGTGCTAATCCAAATATCGCCTGATTCTAGTGCTGATGTACCATCTTGTCTTACAAATGGCTGTGTAGCACTAATGATTGGGCCTGGATATGAAGGATTAACTTCTTTGTATCCTCTCCAGTTAGTACCGTCATGAATCATAATGTCAACTTCGTCAACAATTGAATTGTACCATAGAGCACCGTCTGCTGTTAGGCTTGTTGGATTGTCTGGAGTTGATTGTGGTGCAAGATATTTCCATCCACTTGCTACAAGGTTATGTACATCGTCGCCGCCTGGTGCACCATAAAGGTTAGTAGTACCAACCCCTGCACTTACAAAAGCACTAAAGCCTGCTGTGCTGAATGGAAGGTTAGCACCGTCTCCAATACGGAAATCACCACCAGTTGCATGTGTAATTACAACTCTGTTGCTATTATCAATGCTTGCTGAAACGTGTAGTAGTCCTAGTGAGTTAATGGATGCTGCAAAACGCTCTGCACTTGTTGTTGCATCACCTGAGCCAGTAAAGCTACCTACTTTAGAATGTAGCACTGAACTGTTTGGTCTTGTTTCACTTAGTGTGTAATCATATACAACACCGTTAGTAAATGTACTGTTAGCAATAATTGTTGATTTAATGCTTACTGCACCTAGTACTTCTCTACGGAAGATTTTAAATGTTGCTAGTGCAGGAGTAGCATCAGCACCTAGTGTTTCACCTGCGTTAGTTTGTACATATAGTGTACCAACGCCTAGGTTTGCACCACCTGCTGCTCTGTCTAAGTTATAAATTGCATCGTGGTTTGTTGGATACAATGGAGCTGACTGCTCGTCAAATAGTTTTGTTGCATCGTTCCAAATTTTAATACGCCATTTTGCACCACCGTTTGGATCAGTTGTTTTAACCCAAACACTACCAGTTGGTTTGTTAACGTCAACGCCGTTGTTTTTCCATTCTGGAACTTGTGTATGTGGTGTCATTTGTAGTGCTGGTGGATAGTAAGTTCCTGAAGCAACACCAATTGCACTGTTAGCTGCGTCAGCTGCTACAAGTGTACCACTTAGTGTAATACCACTTGCTGTTGCTGTTGCTGTACCAGTGTTATCTAGTGCATTGCTTACATAAAGTTCAAACTTACCATTTACTACTGCTGCTGATATAACGCTCGACTTACCAGCTGCTGCAATTTGACTGTTTACTTCTGTAACAAGTGTTGATAGTGCTTGTGTTCCTGTACCACCAACTGTTGCAGTAATGCTTAAATTTGCTGCACCGTTTACTCCATTAATAATTAGAGTATCACCGGACTCTACTGTTGGAGATGATTTTGTGCCGACTACGGTTGGCCAAGCCATAGACCATGCATTTGAACCTACTTCTACCCAAGTACCTGCGTTAGCGGCTGATTTATACCACATACGCTTGATTGGATATAGTGTTGTAGCTGTTACTGCATATTCGCCAATTGTACCAATACCTGCTTTAGGTGCAGTGTTATCCATTTCGGAATCACTTGTAATTACTCTTGGTGTAATTTCTTTAAACTTCTGTCCTCCTGATAATGTAGCAGGAGCATTGTTCCATTCAAAGATACCCCAGCTTGTTGCTGAAGTGTCTAACCAATATGTTCCTGCTTCCGGATCAGCTGCTGGTTCTTCAGCAGTTGCAGTTAATTCAGTTAGGTTTACGTCTGCACGTACGATGTAAGCTCTGTTAGCTACACCTAAGAAACTGTATGCTGCTTGCAGACCATATTCATTTTGTTCGCCGCCGTGTACTGCTGCACCGCTTGCATCAGTAATAAAAGTTGGGTCGCCAAATGTTTCTGCAAGTTCTCTTTGTGAAGTAATTGTAAATACTTCTCCAGCATTTGCTTTGGTTGTACCCGCTGCAATGCCAGTATTTGAACTGTTTGTTTTGTCCTGACCGGACGCAACAATTATAAGTGGTGTTGTACCTGGTTCAGCGGGAGTATAAAAACTCTCGTCAATTACGCTAACCTGTACGCCTGGTGATTCTAAAGCCATTTTAATTTTCTCCTATGAGCGTTTGTTACTTTATATTATTTAGCACTTTTGTATCAAAACCCACTGTTAAACCACTCCAAAAAGGTACCATAAAGGGCAGCTAAATACAATATGAGACCATTATGCAAGAGTTGTAATAAGAAACCTTCTGCAATTAACTATCGAAAAGGTAATAAGATCTATTATAGGTCAAAATGTGAAAGTTGTGCAAGGTATGGAGGGCCACGAGGAGTTCCTCTGTGGCAACAACTTGGATATGAAATGAAAACTGTGTGCGAGAAGTGTGGTTATAAAAGCAAACACACTGAACAGTTTAATGTATATCATATAGATGGCAATCTACAAAACTGTAGACCAACAAACTTAAAAACTATTTGTGCTAACTGTCAGAGAATTCTTCAAAAGGACGGTGTACGTTGGAAACAAGGTGACCTAGTCCCCGACTTCTAAAAATAGTTCGCATCAGTGTGCTAACATTTCTTTCTAATCTTTTTAAATCGCCGTTGTTGTCAATAGTGTAATCACACATCCATTGTTCAATGCTCATTGAACTAGGATCTTCTTTAGGCAAATGATCTGAACGATCTACCCAAATTGCATAGTCAAATATTTCTTCGTTTTGCATAGCAAAGAATTCACGCTTGTTACGCAAGCCGCAGTATATTTGATTTTGAGCAAACAAATTGCGACCAAGTCGTGCTAGATCATCTTTACAATAGTCATGAATCATATTATACCATTCTGTACGATGATTGTGCCTATCTGCGTAGCACTCTTCTTCGTTAGAGTAGCCGTACTTGTCTTTTAAATCATTGAATATAAACAGTTCTGAACAGAACTTAGAACTTGATTGAAAAGTATATCCATACTTTTCTAACATTTCACAGACAGTATCTTTGCCATGACGACCATGGCCTACTACTAATAATTTGGGCAACACAGTAGATAATCTCCTTAACTATACTGTGTATTATATGTTCAACTAGAACGCTTGTCAAGCATTTTTTTATATGCTTCTTCAAAACCTTCTTCGTGAACACAATTTTCGTGATTGCCCCAAAGACGTTTAAAATATCCGTCTGCACATTCTAATATTGTTCTTTCTGGAGCGTTGAGGTGGCCTTTAACAATCCAAAAAAGCCTGTGGGCTTCTTTGTATTCAGCCTCTGACATTAGCCAATAATAAACCCGTAGCCGTTACCGCCAGCAATGTTCATTTTAACTTCTTCTTCAAGTTTTTCCATTTCAGCAGTTGCTTCTGCTTTAAGTGCATCACCGTTAAGTGTTGATCCACCTTGTGGACCTGCAATAGTAGCAAACTTTGAACGTGCTTCGCCTAGCATAAATTTACAAGCAGCAAGTGTATAATCTTTAAGCCACTGCTTTGCATATGTATCAGTTAATAGTGAAATGTCTGGTTTATAATTGTATGTGTATACTAGTACTTCTTCTTCGGTTCTTGGACGTTGTAATATTGTAAGTTGTTTGTTATTGTTGTTATACTTAAATTCAATAAAACTACCAAACATACGTCCTACAAGTTCTTGATAACCTGAAAATAGTTCGTATGTTAATAAGCCGCCAATTGAACTTGAACTTAGTAGATATGTATTTGTGTATGCAAGGTTGAATGGTTCAAACAATGTGCCGCCATCACCGCCGCCACTGCGTGATCCAATTGAACGTCTATACATTTT